CGCGATAGTTGGCGAGAGTCAGCGCCAGCAATGCATCATAGTTTTTGGTTTCTGAACTTGGTGCCATAAATACCTCAGTGCCCGTCTACCAGACGATGCCCTTCTTGGCAGCGTCGTAAGCCTCCTGGATGGTCGGCTTCTTTGGTCTCGCGGGCGTTGTGATCTGACTGTTCACCGCTTCCTTGGCGGGCTCGGCAGCTTTGGCGCTTTTGTTGAGGCGGTCGATCACCTTCTTGGTCTGCGTAGCTTCATCAGCGTCCAGACTGGCCAACCGGTAGAGCGTGTCGAGATATTCGGCGGTATCCATGTTGGCATTTGCCGCCGGCGTCCACTTATTGGCGATCTCCATCATTTTCGGCTCATACTCTTTCCAGTCCGGATGTCGGCTCGTCAAACCCTCCAGATCCGCGACGGTTGACTTCTGAACGGCTTCCATTTCCAGGGCTTGCTGCCTGTTTTTAATGGGCTCCAGTTCAGACGCCACCACCTGCTTACTCGCGGCCTGCAGTTCCTCGCGGAAGATCTGCGCCAGTCCGTCGGCCAATGCCTGGTTTTCTTCCCCAAGCAGGGTCCGCAGTTTCACCTGCATGCCGTCGGCCTTTTCCGCAGCCACGGCCGATGTCTTCTGTTCGGTCGCGGCCTCTTCGGCCAACTTCAGGTCATTCTGCTTGGCTAATGTCCGCAGTACAGCCTTCGGATCCTGTTCGTACGCCTCAATCACGTCATTCCACTGTTCGAGCTTCTTGCGTTCGGCCGCCAGCTTCTGCGTTTTCTGAGTGTAGACCTTCTGCATCTTCTTGTAGTTGGCCTGCTGCTCAGGCGTCAGTTTGGCAACCTCTTCCTTGGATAGCAGTTCGGGTTCATCGGCAGTTTCTTTCGGGGGAGTCTCTGCCTTAGGTTTCTCCTCCGGTTTCGGTTCCTCGACTTTTGTTTCGCCTTCGGCCGGAGTTTCAGGTGCCTTATCCTCTGCGGCCAGTGTTGCGGTCGCAGCGGCGGCGGCTTGCTGAAATGTGGGCTTCGTGGCTGTTTCTGTCTCGGGCATTTCGTTACTCCTAAAAGTGACCCCACAAAAGAAAAAGCGCCTACTCGCCGCATGCGGTAGGCGCTCTGTCTTAATCCAATGTGGGGTTGCCCTTAAACGCTAGCTAGGCGTGGGCAAAGGTTATTTTTTGGACTTCAGTTTCCCTTTCCGTTTCAACTGACTCACATGCCGGGCCAGCCCGGTTTCCTTGGTCGCGGCGAAGTCGTGCATGTCTTCACGCTTCATGCTTAGGATGCTCCGATTCTTGGCCTTGACCTTGCCGGGATGATGTAAAGCTATGGCTATGAGTTTGCGTTGCGCTACCGAGCGGGCTGGCATTTCCGTTTCTCCTTCTCAATTTGCATACATCGATCAATCCTGGCCGACAGGTCGCCTTTCTTCGGCGGCTCGCGCTCGATCAACCCATGCTGGCGCATAAGTCGCTGCTTCTGGGCCAGGGACGTGATATCGACCGGCTCCGGGAAGCTGTACTCATCACGGTAGCCCCTGAAGTTCGGTCCCATACCTTGCGGAATGCCATGACTACACCAAGGCCATTCGCCTACTTCGTAATCATGGCCGCAATCCATGCAGCGAATTGTCGCGCTCATTTCTTAATCCTCAATCGTATTCCGCCCGAACTTCCCGCCGGAGGATCCAGCCTCGTGACCGTGAGCGTATCAGTGCTCGAATTACCGGCCGCATCCCACGCCTTCACTGTAATCAAGTTTGTATTGGCGATCTGGAGGTTGATGTTGGAGACCGTCCAGGTTGTGGTGCCGGTTGCCGTGCCGAATCCACCGGCAGCGCCGCCGGAATTAACCTGCCAGGTCACATGCGTAACCCCTACCGCGTCCGAGGCCGTGCCGCCGATGGAGATATTTAGAGCATATACGCTGTAGCCGGGATCGGATGTTGGCGACGTGATCGCAACCACCGGCGCGGTCGTATCGGGCGGACTGGTCGCCGCTCCGTAACAGGATCCGCCGTCAAACAATAATAGGCTGTATGCCTTATACCTGTCGGTGGTATCGACGCCGGTATTGTCGTAACAGAGTTTGCTCGGAATGTCGTAAGAGAAACCACCCGGGCCCGTGCCGCTAGTAACGTCCGGACCAATCGCGGGCCAGGGCACAACCGCAAATGGGTTGGTCCAGTAGGCCGGTGCTGCGGCCAGGTAAAACGAGTTGGGCAAAACGTGATCGCCCGGGACTGCGTTCGCATACTTCTTCAGACCACTGGGTACTTCGGTTTCTTCCCAGCGCACCGCCGCACTCTTTACATCATAATTTCCCCACCTCATCATCGTGCTGCGGACCAGGGTATCGTTTGGGATGGGTGAACCCCCATAACCAAGGTCATAGATTAAATCAACGCTGTTGGATGGATGAGCGGTAGGCGGATAGGCTTCATATAGATCACTCGCATCATCGTGGTATCCTGCAGTGCCAAGAACATTGCCGACATAGTTATAATAACGATGCAGCGCTTCAATTTTGAATGGCGTGTCGTAGGAAATATCGCCCACGTCCCCGGTTCCCCAGAAACGGTTTCGGAAATGAGTATTCGCCTGATGTGGCCCGTGAAAGTCATCAGCCCTGATGCCATCGCACTGATTGCCCTCGAACAGGTTGAACATACCCCCAGTGTCATGCATCCAAAAAGTGTGCGCCGTGACGTTGGATCCATCCGGATGGTAAATGCTGTAATTGTGCGAAAGTACATTTCCGACAGATGACCCGAGCACGATTGGAGCCAGCATACGTTCTAGGATATTGTTGGCAAACAGATTCTCCCCGGTATAGAAGCCCTCAATACCGTATGCCATTGTCGCAGTGGCCGATCCCCAGAAGTATGAGTTTTGAACCGTTATATGGGAGGCGATATACATATTAATATCGTTGCGGGTAGTATTTCGCAGCAACCGGACGTTCTTTACCCAGCAATTTGTCGCGTTGTAGAAATCGATGTTATAGGACACGCCCGAGTTTAGTCCGTCGATCGTGAGGTTTTCTATGCCGAATCCGGTGATCCAATCGACCCAGAAGACGCCGGGATCTTTGGCCGCATCCCAATTACTTGCATAGAGTCCGGGAGAAATGGTAACGACGTTTCCCTTTATACTACTGACAGTCACATACTGATGCTGGCTCCGCGCCGCACCATTGAGCCACCGGCCAGGAGCAACTCCCTCGATGGACAGAACGCCTACCGCATCTCCGACTACCCATTCACCTGTATCTGTAAGATCGCTCTTTTGATCGAGGATGATTTCCATTCCGGCTGAGAGTCCGGTCGTATCATCCAGCGTAATATCGGTTGCCCCTTGTGTGTAACCCGCCGTCCAACTATGTGTATGCGATCCTCCGGGAATGAGCGGAGCGCTTGGCGGCCCCCAACTGCCGCCGATGTGATACCTGGTCCCCGGAGCCACACATATGGTAGCCCAATAGCCACTGCAACCAACGCCGTCCGTAAATACAAGAATTGTCTGATGCGGTCCCGCGCCCCGCAGCGTCACGCCTTCCTTGGCTACAAGTCCGCCTGCCAGCGTATAAGTCCCCGCCGCCAGATACACCACACCATTATTAGTACAGCCTGCAATGGCCTGATTAATGGTGTCGGCGGTCGCCGTGGCAGTCAGGTCGGCGCAATGCGTAGTCCGGTCAACGATCGTCGCCCCCGCCGCCGTCCAACTGATGGCGCGGGTGGAATCAATAATCCCGGTCCACAGTTCAACCGGTGCGGGCGTCCACAGAAGCAAAATCGTATTGAGAATAATCGTCAGGATCATTTGCCTACTCCTGTCAATAATCTCTTTGAACCGCCGCCCGCCGCAGGTGCCGCCGTCACACCACAGCGGACACTGAACAGGTTGGTATCGTTACTTCCTGCTGCTATCGGATCGGGAAACCCGCCGGTATACTCGGCGCTGATATACTTACTATTCCCCGACGCCACCGCAGTGCAACCGCTCGCCACATCAGCACCATCGGCGGTAGTTACAAGCAGGTAATGAGTGCCGCCAGTCAATTGCGGGGATGCTATGGGAGTTCCCGCCGCATCAACGAAGGCCGTGTGCCCTACCCATGCATCCACGCCGCCCGCAACCGCCACCTGCGCAGATCCCTGCATCACCAAGACGCGGCTCGTGGTGTAGATGGCACAGCGGATATTCCCGGTGCCTTGCTTGTAGTACATCTCCAGAGAATTGACGTCCTGGGCTCCGGCTCCGGGGCATATATAGGCGTTGGTGGCGTCATTGTTGAATTCAGCATAACTGGAAAGTGTGGACGCGCCGTCAAATACTTCATTACCGAAGTATGTTACCCTCGGGATCGGAACAGGCATCGTGAATGCCAGCAGGGGCAGTGCCAGAACCAGTAGAATAGTCAGGAGTCGTTTCATGCTAGTTCCTCTTCAATTTGCTTTTGAATCCCTTCATGCTCCAATAAACTTCCGCGCTTGTCGTGACGCATTTAATGCAGATGTCGTTAGCGACTGCCGTCGTACTGAACAGCACGCCCTGTCCGTTGCCTAGCGCGAACCCGCCTCCGCCCGATGCCGCGTAACCTTCAAACAAGATCGCCGTACCGGTGCCACATAACGTACCCGTTCCCATCGATACCTGCACAACCGTCCCCACGGCTGCATCGGAATTAGTCACCAGGATGGAGGTCACGTCGGTGTAGTAGTCGTCGGTGTGGGTAATGACCGAGGTATAGTTGGTATCTTCCTTCGCCGTTCCGGCGCCACTGCCCTGCCACTGATCCTGCGGAAGCGATTCCGGCTGAACCAGAAGGCCGCCGCTCAGGGTGCCGATGGCGTCCGATCGGTAAGCCGTGGTGATCGGGGTAATTTCACTGGATACGGCCCGCATGCCGATCTTGGCTGGGTTGCCGCTATCAGCCGCACCATGTGCCACGTCCACCGTCACGCCGCTCTTGATATTGACGTCCAGGGCCGATGTCGTACTGGTGATGGCGTTGCCGCTCCCGTCCTGCAGGCGCGCTGTCCAGGTGCCGCTTTGCGTCGCCGGGAACGTCCCGCCGGTTCCGGTCACGAGCCAGGCGCTCGCTCCGGCGGTGCCCTGGATGACGGTCGCAAGCGTGGAGGCGGCGTTGACGTACAGATAGCCGCTTCCGTCCACCACGACGCGGGCCGGGTTGCCGCTACTGTCCACGGCGGCAATGATCTGACTGCCCATCACAGGCGTGTTCTGACGCAGCGCCGTGGCGGTCGATACCCCCACGACGATGCAGAGAAGAATACAAAATACTATCTGGGTCTTCCTCATCTCTCTCCCCCTATTGCACACCCATCTGGGCCTGCAGTTGTTGGGCGATCAAATCGTTATCGGGCGTCTGGCCGGGCCCGGGACTGCCCTGCTGCCCGCCCGCTCCCTTCGCGCCGGCCTGCGCGGCCGCAGCGGCAGCCAGTTGAGCCAGTATGGCCATGCCGGCCTTCTTGACCTCGGCAATCTCTTTCTCGCTCTTGACGTTGAAATATCCAAGCGTCTTGCGGAGCAGAACGTCGCTTGCCATCAGGACCGCCACGAGGGCCGGGTTCGTGAGCAGGCCCAGCACCTGAGTCCAGTTCCGCATCTCCTCCTGCTCGACCAGCGGCGTCAATGATGCCACGTCGACCGTGATATCCTCCTCGATCGGCCCGAGTTCCGTTGACGTGATCATCTTCCACAACGCCCCGACCTTTGCCGCCTCCTGGGCCGGCTGCTGTCCGGTTGGATCGATGTTCATCTGCACCCATATGGGCAGCACCATGTTTTCCTTGATGGTCTTCAGGATCAGGCGCGCGATGTCGGCCATCCAGCCGGCCACATTCTCACGCTGATAGTTCTCCCGGATCCGGCTTCTGACATCGACGATATTTGCCTGCGTGGCCGTTGTCGTCTCGACAGCGTTGCCGCGCTGCTCCTCGCTGACGCCGCTGATCTCCATGAAGTCCTGTTTGCTGTCCGGGATGTTGCGGGCAATGGACGGGTCAAGCGGAGCGTCCGGAACCGCCTGGATCGGGTCGGTCTGATTGGCCCTGGCATAGACGCCATCGCCGCCCGATTCAAGCTTTTCCATCTCAGCCGGGTCGATAGCGCCATCTTTATAGGTGTAACGCCGATAGAACCGCTTGCGATGCACGCGTTGCATCTCGCGGGTCTCATTCAATTCATTCTGGGGATGCAGCCAGTTGTAAACCGGCGGGAACGCCAGGAACTGGTCCAGGATCTCGTACTGCTTCAGGACCGCGAATGGCAGGTAGGTGAACGTATCCTCCAGCAGGAACTTCTCGCCGCCGTCGACGAAGACGATGCGTTTCCTCGACCTCAGATCCCATATCTTCCATACCCGCACGGTGTCGCGCTCAACCACGTTCCCGTCAACGTCCCGGTCATTCTCCTCGGCGCCCTCTCCGGTGATATCCTTCTTAATGCGGCCCGTGGCCTTCAGCCCGGAGGTGTTCTTGTAATTGTCGTTCTTCTTCAGGTCAGACGGGTAATGCTCCTCGAAGTAGCCCACCCAATCGCACCGGTGGATGGAGTTTTTGGCGTTGACGCCCGCGCGGAAGTTTCTGGCCGGTATCCTCTTTATATATAGGCTCTCCGGATTCTCGTTTTCGGGATTCGGGATTTTCTTGGCTTTGGCCAGTTCCTTTTCCTTCTCGGTCAATTCCAGCTCCGGCTTCTGCAGCAACGGGTTATCGATGAAATCGGCCGTGTAGCCGACCTCGATACAGCCAAACCGGAAGAAACTCTCCCTCAGGGCCAGGCTGACTTCGCCCTTGAAGTCCAGGCGCGGATCCTGGATGAAGGTATTGACGGTATCCTGCTGCAGTTTGGCCCGCTCCTCGGATAACGTCCCGGTGTCGTCGGCCTTGGCCGGCCTGGGCCGTATCTTGACGTTTGGATGGTAGAAGAACAGCGATGGGATCTTGATCTCGATCGACGGAAACACCATATTGATGGTATAGTGCTCTTCCGCCATCTCTTCAGGCTGGTCCGCCACCTGATGGCCGTAGTAGTACTGTTCCAGCAGGTCGCAGCGGTACTTCTCTTCCCACTTCTTGTAGATCTTGCCGGCGGCCGTCACCCGGGACTGCCAGACGCCTACCCGGTCCTTATCTGAGGTTCTGCCCATGTCACGTCCTCATTTCCGCCCTGCGGGCCTGCTGGCGCGCGAGCATCCGATAGCCGCCCCGCCGCTTGAACCGGATGGCCTGCTGCCGAAGCGCCTGGAAACAGCGCGCCGGAACGCCCGGCTCGATGGTGGTCGCCACGGGCGGTCGGCTGGAAACGGCATATCGCAGGCAGTCGTATCCGTGGTCGACCACGCCCTCGTCCCGCTCGTCGCAGAAGATCGGCTTGCCGTTTTCCGTGCTGATCTGCTTGCGCCGTTGCGCGCGCGTCTCTTTAATAATGTGGCGGCAACCCTCCGGATAGTCCTGATTGGCTTCGAGGAAAAACAGCCGCGGCGAGCCCTTCTCATGCGTGATCGGATGCACACGATCCGGATCCACCCGCAGGTACTCGTTGATCCGGTTGCGGGTGCCGAGCTCGTTATTGTCCGCCGGCTGCCAGAAGACGGCCGTATCGCGCGGCAGGTTGGTCACGTCGCCGTATTCGTCCGCCACCGACCACATGCCGCCATGCTTCTGGGCCGTCTTGAAAAAGATGCTTGGATCGGCCAGGTTGAATTGATACTTCTCCCACCGGGACATCCGCCGGATCATCTGCCGATGCTCGCTTATCATGGCGTTCGGCCGGTAATACTCCCGGTAGAAAAACACGTTTCCGGCCCGGTCGACCGCAAACCACCCGCAGGCCGTCGGCGCCGCGTCGCCGTGATCCAGCACCCGGTGCAGCGTGCAGGTCTGCGTAAGCCACTCAAGCAATTCATTCGTGCCCGGGATGACGCTCAACGGATCAATCGTATGAATCTGCCCTTCCGGGATGCCCCACTTGCCATGCACGTACCGATCAACGAAGGCCTTGTCCTTCGTCAGCATCTCGTCCAGGTTCTGCTTGGGAAGGAATTTATTGTCCTCGGACCGCATCGTGAACATCTGATAGTGCAACTTCGACCACCGCTCCCGCCACTCCTCCGAATCCTCGTGAAACCTCCGGTAGATCCAGTGCAGTTCACTGTCCGGATTGCACGTCAGCATCATATGAATGGGCGGTATCGGCTTGCCGGCCGGGCTCTTCCACGGCCACTTCTCCAGGCCGCCATACATGGCAAGCGTCGTCTCGGGCACCTGGGCCTGATCCCAACGCCCCAGCCTGGCCTGCAGCATGTCGAACACTTCCTCGCTCACCTGCTCGGCCTGGTCGATCAGGCAGAAATTAATCTCCACTCCCTTAATCACGCCCTCAATGTCCGGATCGTCCAAGTGCGCCCACAGGATCTGACTCCCGTTATTCAGCACCAGTATCTTCTCGGCATCACTGCGCCGGCCCCGGTCGTAGGCCTGCAGCGGGCATAACTTGAAAAACGTCTGCATGGTCGTCTTGCGCAAGTCGTCCCAGGTCTTGCGCGCGATAATGCCCCGGTTGCCCGGATACAGGTCGCACAGGGTCAAAACCTTCAGGCAGGCTCCGTAAGTTTTGCTCGATCCAAAACCCCCGGACGCCACCACCGGGCTGGGCCCGTAACAGAAAAAATCCCGCTGCGCATCGCTCGCCCACTCAAGCGCAATCGTCTCCACCTTGCGCGTCATGTGCTTGCCGATACTCGCCCGCGTCCCTACCTTCGCTACCATCTGCTTACCTGCCACTCTTTGTATCCAAGCCGCAGAATTATTTCAGCCCAGGCACCCTCGTGAATCGGCAGCTTGAATCTCGCCAATTGCACACCCGACCACTTGACGCCGTACTGATGCGGATCCCAGGCCCCATCAGGATCAGCGATCACAATCAGATATCTGCCAATCCATATCCGCCATGATTCATTAAACCTGTCGATCCTTATGCCCCCGTCGTGGAAAAACCGCATCATCGCCGCCAACACCACGGCACCGCCCAACCATAAACCAACTATCCACCACCAGGACATCGCCGCCATCCGGTCCCCATATAATAAAAAAGCCCGCCCCACCGCCAGCGCTGGTAGGACGGGCCGCATACGCCCCGGCCATGTCTCCGGGACAGTCGAAGAATCAGTTAGGTCAGCTTAGCCTCTCATCTGTACTTCTTCAGCTCCGCCAACGTCATTTCTTCGGGCTCTTCCGTAATGTAGACTTTCCCCGGCATACCCCCTTGATCAGAATATGATACATCCCCCGCCAACTCCCAGTAGTAATTCTCACTTCTGACCCATATCTGCATCTGTTGATGTTCCTCGGGTAACGCCAGGATCTTCTGTGCTAGTTCGATTGCTTTCATGACCGTCCCAACAGTTATCCCTTCACTCCCTTCAACGCCGCCTCCACCGCCTTCTGTCCCGCCACCGTGGCTTGCTCAATCGACTTCTGTGCTTCCATCGGACGCTCAGCCGTAAATACCGTGGCCGGCTGCTGTGGCCGCTCACCCGCCTCTTCCCTCATCAGCACCGCATCCCGCACGCTTATATACCGCCGCTTGTCGCTCCGCTTGCACCACTCCCGCCCAAGCTCCTCCGCCTTCTCCAGGCTCCCCGCCTCTATAAACCCACTCCCCGCCGCCTGGATACCATCCTTGTACGTTAACTGGAATAACATCAGATCAGCCTCGCGTCATTCATAACCGTTCGCCTGGGCCAGAAAAAATCGGACGGTCGGAAATTGGTTCCGGGATAAGTTTGTCTGTAACTGAATATACCCGTATCCGCGTAGAAAGCCGGGACTTATTCCGGGGGGTGCCGGGGCGGCCTGGCTGGTGCATCGCGATCCCCTATGAATTACTTAAGGTTCCTTATTACTGATAATATATATTATGTAAACTGTTACTACCATAGTACATATACCCGTATCCTATGTACTATCAGTACTATCGGGCGAATTAGGTGTTATATCGATGACATTATCGGGTATTTGTGACGGCGTATTGGCTCCGGCAGCGTCACAAACCCGGCGTCCGGCCTCGATATGGATGGTGGAGCCGGCTGGCAGGGAGAACAGTGGCTGGGCTATCGGCGCCCGGGCATCCATATCGCTAGCCCTCACGTATCCCTGTATCTGATCCG